TTTGGTGCCAAAGGAGTGTGTGTTGCAAGTCTTTTTACAATTTTTTTAAAAGTTTTGTAATATTTTAGATCGTTGTTGGAAATTTGTTTAAAATCTTCCAGCAGTTTCAAAAGATACATGACTTCATGTGCTTGGGCCACTGGCAATAATGGAAATTTCTTTGTCCAATAAAACCACTCGTTGAATCTACCAGGTATTGTTTCTGCCGCTTGCCGATCTACAAAAAATGCTTTGTATTTGCCGTTGATTTTTTCCACTTGTATTTTGTCGTGCCCTTGTACAAATGCCACACGTTTATTTTGATTTATTTGTTTTTCAGTGTCATCTGTGATTCTATTCCAAGTGGTATAACTTCTAATGGCTTGATAATGATTGGCTGAATCTGCTTGGAATCTGTGTTCTGTGATACATGGTTGTTCATAACTGTCCGATGAATCATCAAACACTATCTTGATATTGGGATAGTGCTTTTCGACATATTCCAACATTGGTTTGGCAGCAAATTCCCATTCGCTGTCAACATTTTCTTCATCAAGATTTGTTGTATTAGCTTCTACATATTTTCTTTCGGCCCTGAGAGGAAATTTGGTATAAATCTCGTCTAATCTTATTTTGTTTTTTAAAAATGTTTGTAGTATATTATGGCTATCGGCTCCGCCACTGAAGCTAAGTACCACATAGTCATATTCATCTCTTATTTGTTGAGCACGCTGGCGATATAATTCAGCCAAAGATTCAGTTGGTCGAATGCTCCAATCTATTTTGGAATATGTTTCGTCGTTGAAGTTCCACGACACGTCTTGATTGGTTTGCGTGGCATAATAAAGTGCTTCTAATTTGTTAGGAAAAACTTTGGTACCAACCTTGTAATATCCGTTTTCATAGGAAGATTCAATTGATACTATTGGATGCATTTATTTTGTTGAGAATTTCTTGGTAGAAAGTGTCAAGTTCGCCGCCGAATCGACCGATCAGTTCGGGTGCTAGATCCTGACATAGTTGATAGTTTTTGTTGTTGAATGCTGTTATAAATGCCTGATGTAGTTCTTTGATGTTGTCTAGACGGGTGATTTCAGGAAACACTCGTTCAGCAGGTACCACACAGTAGGCCGTTATAGTTTGATCACCCACTGCAAAAGTTTCTAACTCTAGCACAGTTTGATTGCTCTGTAATCGTGTTGCGGCTTCTTGATTCCAAATAATTTGCATCAACGTTCCTTGCTTATCCGTAATCTGTGGTATATTTCTTGCACACCTTGTGCTTGACTGACACAGTCTTCCAAGGCATTGTGCAGGCCTGCCTTGTTCTTTTCTCTGGGGTCACCATGTACACCAAACAAGGTACGGCTATCTCTGATTTGCCAAAACTGCCAGGGAGTGGGCCAGCCCTGTTGTCTGTAGATGTTTTCTAAGATAACAATGTCAAACGCAGGACCCTGGCACCAAATATTGTCTGCACCTACCACAAATTTATTTAATCGGCGATACATGGTTTCGAGACTGACACGATCTTGTTCGCCGAATGCTTCTTCATACACATCGGCTTTTTGATTGGCCCACCATTTGAGTGTGTCTTCTTGTGCTTGTCGGCCCAGGGCCAACTGTTCATCCACGTCTATGCGAAAGTACAAGCTGTCGCCAAATCGGTCTCGAGTGTAAGGATCAAACTTGACAGCACCCAGAGTCAATATAGCACAGTCCGGGCGTGTGCCCAGGCTTTCAAGATCTAGCATTATGTCCATAACGCTATTATACTATATCAAGTAGTTTTTGTCAACACTTTTAAAGTTTCGGCCTCAACCACACGTTTGCGTAGGCTACTGCTACTGAATGAGTGATCGCGTCCGTTGAATACCAATTCAATGCCCCGATGATAGCATTCTTCTTTTCCAGTGAAATCTTTGTCTTCGTATTCTACACCCAGGATACGCACATCCAGGGGCAAGATCAGCAACAAGTCCACAAGGTCTTGTTCGGTTTGGTAAACAACAACCTCATCCACATATCTGCAAGCAGCCAACTGTATCTGTCGCTCCACTATGCTCTGCACAGGACGATTTTTGGTATCTGGACGATCTATTGTGGGATCTGTTTGTAAGCCACAAATCAGGTAGTCGCAGTGATTTTTGGCTTCCGAAAGCATGGCGATATGACCTGCGTGTAGCATGTCAAATGTTGAAAATGTGATGCCGATCTTTTTGCCATCGGCGTGTAGTTGTTTGATGTGATTGAATATCATTGATCTGCTTCGATTTTAATCTGCAAAGGAAATCCGTTGTTACGAGCCAACAAGGTCACTTCAATGCCTTTTTGTTCGGCCATCTCATAGGGCAACACAGCAACCACGGCTGAACCTTCTTCGTGTACCCGCATACACAAGGCCACAGCCGCACCTTCATCATAGTTGAATATGACCTTGAGGGTCTCAACCACAAATTCTTGCGTAGTAGTTTCGTCGTTGATATAAACTACTCTAAACTGTGGAGGTTCTTTTACATTGAGTTTTGGATCAATGCGACTGCGAACTACTGTTTGTGTTTTAGTTTTTGACATTGTTTCGCTCATGATAAAAATAAAGGGGAAAAAGTTCCTTCCCCTTTATTATAATACATAATTACTTATTTTGCAAATGTAATTTGTATCTTTTTAGGCTTGGCTTCGTCCGGAACAATCTGTTCAAGAGCAATGGCCAAAATGCCATTTTTTACAGTGGCACCACGAACTTCAATGTGTTCAGCCAATGGGAAAGTGCGAACAAAGTTACGAGTGCTGATACCTTTGTGCAGATACTCAACTTCGTCTTCTTTCTTTTGTTTTTCTCCCTTGACTGTGAGAACATTGTCTTTGATTTCTACGTCTATTTCGCTTTCAGCAAAACCAGCTACAGCCAGTTCAATCACATAGTGTGTATCATCCAGTTTGACCACATTGTGTGGGGGATAATTACCGTCTGTTTTGCTGTTGACAAAACTGCGATTTAGTTGCTCAAACAGACTATCAAACCCAATGGCTTGACGATGTATTTGATTGACAAATGAAGGTAAATCGAGCGTGCGAATTTCAAGTTGTGTCATAGTTTTTCTCCTTTATTAAGCAAGTTATGACTGTTAGTGTAGACCCCACCCGGGCATCTACAATAATATTTATACACTAAAACTGATCTTTTGTCAAGTTCTAGTAGAGTTTTTTTGGAAGTTGTTCTGAGGCTACTTTTTTACGCCAACGGTTTTTGGCAGCTGCCTTGGCTTTCTTGCGACGTGTAGTGGGTTTTTCGTAGGTTTCACGCTCTTTGAGTTCGCGAAGCAGGCCTGATTCCAGCACTTTCTTTTTGAATTTACGCATGGCTTTTTCCACGTTGCCATCTGCTCCGACGGTAACGGTATTGCCTTTACATACAAGTGGTCCACCTTTTTGATAATATGCCATAGTCGTTTATTTAGTAAAGTAATCCTGTGGTTGTTTTAAATCCTGATCCATTCCAAATTTGGTAGTGGGGCACAGCACAGGGGCTTCGGCTGTGGATTCTTGTAAAATTATATCACTGCGTTGCACTACATCAGCTAACCAAGCATATTCTTTCATGTCCGTGTGATAAAAATAGACATTATATGCACGGGCATGATCTCTACAGGCATCGCCGCAGGCCTGGATCTGCTCTTGGGTGGCATTGATTATTAATACTGTTTCTATTAGATCTGGTGGTGTTATAAAGTTGCTATGCATTTCTATTGAGATATTGACTGATTTGTTCACGCTCTACATCACTGAGTGTTTCAATATCGTAGTTGCCTGAATCAATTTGTTCGATTAGATATTTAATATACATTTCATTGTAAGCATACACGTCTGTTTGGGTTTTGTCAACCTCTATCCACTTCTTTCCGTTGAATTTGTATAACCGATTTGGCAAATAATCGGTTCTCAGGTACACATCACCTTTTTCTGATTGATCAGGAAATTCGTTGCCAAATCCGGTGTTGGCGGCCTTGCCCAGGGCAGGAGTGTTGTCAGCCTGGATGGGTTGTGTGAACATCACACCACGATTGGTTCCTGGTGCGGCTTCAGCGGCTCTGGGATTGGGTATGTCCACAACCACCGATTCAACTGGCTTTGGTGATTGTATAGTATCAACAGGTATTTCTTCAATCACGTGTTCGGGTTCTTCTTTGGCCATGATCAGATCTTCCATGAATGGATCTGGTGTAGGTTCTTGAGGTTCAGGTTCAACTTCTGCTTGTTGGTAAGGAGTGCTTACCAAACCTGTGGGAGACAGTCCTTGTCCTTTGAATGGTTTGTGATCTTCATCATCTGGTTCGTCTTCTACAACCAAACTGCCTTCAGAGTGATCTTCACGAGCGTCTGCCAGCTGACGATTGACTTCGTCAATGCTGGTATATTCTTCTGGGGGTTCAGCAGTATTGAATGCTGGACCAGTTTGCACCCAGGTGCCGTCGGGCAACTTGACACCTTCAAAGTCCGGGGCATCATCTTTGATAAAGCGGCGTCGAATCTTTTCTGTGAATTGCGTAAATCGATTTGGCTTTGCGTCTGTGGCAACAGGTTCTTCTGCATCCTCTCCACGTGCCCAACGAATACTTTGTTGTGCAGCCAAGATCAGCACCAGGGCTAGTGGATCAAACACAGCAACAATCATGATGATGACCCAGACCACTGCTTGTTCCAGCAAGTTGGCATCAGGGTTGTCACCATAGATCAGTTTGGCAATATATTTGATAGGACCCACTTCGGCTTCGACCTTGCGTACTTCAGCGGCAATCGGAGCACGTTGATCATTCAGTCGGACAATTTCCGTTTGTGCTCGAGCTATTTCATTTTGTAAGTTTGTGCGTTCACGTGCTTGACTGCGACGTATGGCAGTGGCTTTATCGGCACCAGATTCTGTGGTACTACGACTCATGGTTTGATCAACTGCGGCATCCATTTGTTGTAGAGCACGACGAGCCGAATCAATGTTGTCTCGCTGGATTTTTATTTTTTCATCGTAAATGGCAATCTTGCCCAGTACATCACCTGAAATCAAATTTTGATCGTTGTGTGCTTTGCTTAGGAAACCAAAGATACCCATCGAGGTAATAAACATTAGTAGTATAACAGCAGGCAGTAGATATAACTTGAACTGTGCGCCGGCTCTGTGCCAATTGTTCTTTAACCAAACAGCGGCAGTGACTTTGCCAACTTCTAACACTCCGCCCATGATCAGGATTGGAATTACCGCACCCGAAAAGATTGCTGCAAGGCCGGTGATGCTGTAGTAGGCACCTACAACTTCGATAAGCAATGCAACGAACAGAGTGAAGTAACCAAAAATCATAGTGTAATATTTACCGTATTATATCACAATAATATACACTGATTTTTGGGTTGTGTCAAGGAATATGGATTAATCTACTAACCAAGTCAGGCCAACAGCAGTTCTTGTTAGTGAGTTGCTACTGCTAATGAACACACTAATGGTTTCGCCAGGTGACAGACTGAGATTGAAAGCAGCCAAATCAAATGTGGCATTATCATTAATGCCCAATGTTTGTACGTTGGCAATACGCTGTGTGCTGAGGTCGGCTGTGATCGCCGATACTGAATATTGAGCAAACATAGCAGGAGTAGTGTTGGGTATGGCAATGTAGGCTAATACATCACTTAATCCAAACGCATCCTTTACCACATAGATAACACTGGGATCTTGACCCTGTGCGGCCACTGTCAAGTTCTGCATCATTAGGCTGGCCTTGTTGACTCCGCCGGCACGAACAAATGGATTCTGCACACTCATCAAGTGCCATACAAGATCCTTGGCTCGAGTGGTTGAGTCAATGTTGTATCTGCCCTGACTGCTACCTGTTTGAGTTCTTTCTCCTTGTACAGCACTCAGTACGCTACAGCCTCTGACTATGACATTGGAACTGGGAGTGACAGCAGGATTGGTAGTTCCGCTACGATAGACTATGCGTAGTGCAGGTTTGTTGATGTGTGGATATATTTGTTGACTGGACCAACGTTGTGTATGCACCAAGACCATTTTGCCTGTGGCGGGATCTTCCATGAAGAAACGCACACGTCCTGCACCTAACCAACGCATGTCAATTTGAAACACGTTTAGTTTGGTAGGGTCAAACTGTATGCTTTGATTGTCCCACTGATCAACATAGGTCCAAGTATCGCTGGGAGCGGTGCCCGCGGCTGTTTGACTGAATGCGGCCACTGCTAGAGTACCTGTGCCTGAACTTGAGAAACTGAATGTTCCGGTCCTGGCTCCGGGACTGTAATAACTGAAAGTAACGACACCATTACAACCTTCAATGTCCCATAGGTTGTGTGCTGTGTCAATGGCCTTTAATGCTGTGGCCACTTGATTGGCTGCATGATATATATCGCCTGCTGTGATGGCCACACTATAGGCCGTGCCGTCAAGTGTGATTACAGCGGTTTGATTACCGCCTGGGCCGGTTGTAAATGTCAAGGATCTTATCTCTGTTTTGCCGTTGCGGCGATGTAAGATGCCTATCTTACGGCTGGCATCATTGGCCGTGCTGCCACTGTAGCCAAATGTGTAGCCATCTTCACGGTCAATGGGTCCTGTGTTCTGTACAATGTTGTCAACACCTAGGGCATTTTTATCTGTGCCGGTTGCGGTAAATGCCGCAGTCCAACGGAACAAACTTCCTTGTCCCGACTGGTAACTCATGTACTTGGCCGTGGCCAGTCTGGCATAACCTCCGGCACTGGTTCCACTGGCAACTTCCCAGGTGTTGTTGGCATTGATTGTAATGTTACCACCACGTAGTTTAGTCGTAATCCAAAAGTCAGGATCTAAGCCATACTGTGCGTCTGCTTGAATAACCGGAGTAATACCAACCGCAATAGGTTCGTCAAAGGCTGTAACTGCTACGTCTGACTGTGCCACTGTGATAGGCGTGGTGTTGGAGATGTTGGTTATCCAAGGTGTTGTGCCTTGTACTACAACAACATTACCAACAACTCCCACGTTGCCTGTGATAGCCGGCATCTGTGAGATTGACACATTGCCACTCACACCCACATTGCCTGTTATGGCTGGTAAGGTAGTAATGCCTGCGATATTGCCAACAACCGTGACATTGGCATTGCCTGTGACAGTCCAGGGTGTGGTTCCTTGTACTACAACAACATTGCCAACAACACCCACGTTGCCGGTTATGGCCGGTAAGGTAGTAATTCCTGCTATGTTGCCCACCACATCCACGTTGCCTTTAATGATCCAAGGTGTGGTTCCTTGGAACACAGTGACGTTGCCAGAGTCTATGGTCACATTGCCGGCCACTGGCAACCAAGGTACATCCAGCAGGCCACTGGTGCCTACTTCGGTGATGTGATTGTGTATGGGATTGCCTACGTTTGAATATACCTGTACGATGCCAGGTATAAGAACATTGCCACTGATGACAAATGCGTTGGAGCCAAGATTCACACGCAGTTCGGGCTCACCAGTGCCAAAACGATACTGCAAGGCCTTGTGTACGTTTAGGAGATTGGTTTCTTGTGGATGTTCGTAGCCGGTGGTGTTGGTTCTTGGATTGGCCATTACACTTTGATACCAATAAAGATATGGCTTGTTCTACCAGCCGTCCAGGTGTTGCTGTTAGTAGATCCGTAGCCGGTGTTGATGGCTGAGCGTACCGCGGCATTTACGGCACTTGCGTCCCACACGGTCAACACCACAATGTTTCCGCTTGCAACTCCATTTAGAGCTGTTGCCAAAAGTGTTAAGTCTCCAGCGACTCCATATGTGTCATAGTTTGATATGCTCACTAGATCGCCGTAACTATCTAGCACAACCATGTTATGCCCACGATCACCAATGTTTAATACTTCGATGTCATTTACCACAACTCGAGCATTTTGATAAGCCGGAACATCAAATGTTGACGAGTAAACATAAATCTTATTGCCACTTACATATCGTGTTGTTTCAATGGCAACAGTAGTACCAAATGCTTCGTAAAAGGTAAACGGGGTAGTGGTAATCCAAGGTCTACCTTCAATTAGTCCACTGCCATTGGGATTGTCTAGGATGGCGTTGTCTGAGAACTGTGTAGGCAACTCAGTGAGATCGTATGTTACTCTTGACTCGCCTGCGGCCACTCTATCCAGTGTGGCCAAATCAAGTTTGGCTTTCTGTTTTAATTCTTTGGTTGCCAGTCTAGAAATCTTGTTGTGTGTGCGTAGTCGTGTTCCGGTAATGATGCCCAAGCTGGCCAGCGTGGCTGTGCCCGATACAACACTTTCGTTTTGTACAATATCATACCAGGTGCTGTCAAACCCACGTGCCGAATTGATTGCTGTCTTTAATTGGTTGATTGTTTGTCCATTGTCAATGGTGTAACTGTCGTAAACAGCAGTATTCAATAAACTTTGAACTGTGATCGTGATTGATGCCATCAGCGGGCTCCTGCTTGGTATCCTGGATACATGCTGGGTGCGTTGGTTCTAATGTCGGCGGGATTTTTTTTCTGATGCACGTCATCACCACCGGGGAAAGCGGCACCCACAGGTGCTGTTATTTCATTAGGTTCATTGGCATACTGTGTTTGTATGCCACAATCGGCTTCGGCTTCCAGTCCTGACAGTTTTTGTAACACAGCAATTAGATCCTGTTCCGGAGCAATAGCTTGCTCAACATCAGGTTGATCTACTGCCACGATCATTGGTTTTTGCACAGGAGCACTGGCAGCACCGGCCATGTCTGCTAGATCTAATACACCGCGGATTATGTCTGTTATTCTCATATGTTTACTTATAGGTTAGTAACCTGCCAACTTTAATCTTGCTGCCAACTGGTCCAATGCACTACTTATAGTCGATACATTACTAGTCCAGTTCTGATAGTTGGCCATGATGTATGCAATGTTGCCAGTGACAGTGATGTTACCTGCTGTAACATTTCCAGTGTGTGTTGGCAAATACGCGGATACGCTAGTATTACTGTACGTGTTTAATGCACTGACACCATTGGCCCAGAACACACCACTTGATGTTATGATGTTGCCTAGATTGGCCACACCAAACGCATCCACAGTTCTCAGGTTTCCTACTATGGATTCAAAATACACCAAGGCCGTGTTGGAATTTAAATTGCCTGTTTCTGTGAGTGGTGCCTGCATGCTGGTGGTAGCCAACACAAAACTTCCCGACTGTATGTTACCTCCTACATATAATTCTTTCCACTGCTTGCTGGCACTGCCAATGCTGTAAGTGTTACTGGTGATGGGTATTAGATTACCAACCACGGCACCAAGGTTAGCCACTGGTGCAATT